ATGGAAGTATTACTAAACTTACAAAACAAAAATGTAACGCTAAACGCTGTACATGTAGCCCCAGAGGGCACAAACTGTTGCAACCGTTTGAAGGTTCATTTTGATGTATTTCAAGAAACAGCGAAAAAAGCCGCTATTATAAGACTATCAACGGCAAATAGTTTTGAATTGATTCACTATCAAGATAAACATATAGCGTTGTTAATTCCTTTTGATCGTATTCAAAAGATTTCATACTAATAAAAAACCGGGTCGAGTTTGGCGACTCTTCCCGGCCTCCCTTTAAACTTTGCGTTTATCGGATCACCTACCACAGTGACAACGCAAAGTTAAGGGAAAAACAAAGACAAACCAAGTTTCACCCTTTAAATTTTGCGTTATGAATACAAATTTGCTAATTATCTACATTCGCAATTCTCGCGATATTTACGCGCTTACTGAATGGCTGCAAAATGCACTTTTGAAAAAAGTAAACCGCGGTTTAACTCCTTCCGTTGAATATCTTGCAAACTGTTCCACTATGAAAAAGATCGTCCGGATGGCGGCTAAAATGCTTTCCGATCAGGATCATAAGACCGCAACCAAGCAAGAAAAAGAACAAGCAGCCAAAGAACATGCAATATACATTATTGGATGCGTGGAATACCTTGCAAACAATAAATAGTAATTATTTCCGGGGCTGTCATGGCTCCGGGTTACTTCTTACTTTTCATTATTCACCCTTTAAAACTTTGTATTATGACTACTACAAATAGACTTTTTTACACAGTATCAAAAAGATATATTCAAGCCGGGACAACCTTTAAAATCGATGTTAAAATATTACTGGCTGATGATTGCAAATATAATATATGCGATTGGAGTATAACGGCGGATATTTACGAACAACGCAAAAACGGGCGTTTCGTTTGGTGTGCTGGTGGTTGCTGCCATGAAGAAATACTAAAGCGTTTCCCACAGTTTAAAATGTTCGTTGATCTTCATTTGTCTAATCATTACGGCGCGCCAATGTACCCAGTTGAAAACGGGTTTTACCATATTACGAACAGCAGCAAAGAAACTGCAATTAACTATTTGCGTATCACGGAAACAGAATATAATTTGCTTTATCAGGCAGAAGATAAACAATACTTTAAATACCTTCTTTATACGCTTGGTATCGTTGAACGCTGGAAAAGAGAATCTAACGAGGCTTTAAAAAAGCTGGAAGAGTTAACCGGGCAAACATGGGAAAACCCATATAAGCCGGAAAACGAACGTTTTACTTTGAAATTGACGGACGAAGAACGTACAACTATAACTAACAGAATAAACGATGGTTATTATCGTCCTGAAGCTGTACAAGCGCGAAAAGACGAAGAAAAGCGCAAAGCATACGAGAAAAAACGCGCTGAAATAATTAACAACTGTGAAAAGAAACAAGAAAAGGCCGAAAATGAAAAGCGGGTTATGTTGGCCGTTCTTGATGCCGGGTTATCAGTTAGTAATGTAATATATTACGATCATAGTAACGAGCTTGTTTTTAATTGGAGAGACCACGAAACAAAAGTAACGGAGAACGATTTTAATAAATTCGTTTCCAGTGTTAACCGTTCTTTGTTACCTGTTGGCATAACTTTTAAAATGAAATAGCCTTATGAAAGTACGTAGAATAACAAAAGAAGAAGGAAAACGGGTGAATATATCCCGTTTCCCGAACTTTCATAAATCCGGCAGTATTAGAGGAATGAAAAAACAGTATTACGGCGTTGCCGCGCTGCTGGTGCGTTGTGGAAGCTATATATATAACGTAACATCAGAACCAAACATTTATTATAATGCTAAATAGTTAGAATATGTTTTGTTTAATGCTGCTTTTATTCGGTGCCGTGGTGTTCATCTCCGGCACCGATCCCAAGAAATTAAAAGACTTCATAAATAAAAATGATCAATCAGACAAATTTTAAATTTATGGAGAAAAAGATATTATATCATATTGGATTATACGGATTTAGAAAACTTATAGTTTATGTAATAAAGGATAACGGGGATAATACATCTATTGTTAGCCTTAACAAAGACGGTTCATTTCCTAAACACGTTTGGAAATGTAATTTGCATAACATAAACGAATAATACAAATATTCCACCGCGCCGGACGGTTTTCCGGCATTCCTTTAAACTTTTATATTATGACTACTTATATAATAGAATCCCCAAACGGAGAAACGCACAAATTAGAAGTATTCCGTACCGCAACCGGATTTAGTGTTTATGTTGATGGCTCAAATATATGTGAGAGTATAACGGAGGAAGATTTTTTGCAAGAGCTTGAAAACCCTACTTTCTAACATGGTGGGCGTAATTATTTGGCTAATAGTAGTTTTATTAATCTGCTTTAGCGTGTTTGGCGGTCTTTGGCTGCTTCCTATTTACTTGCTTTTTTGCCTTGCTTTAGGCTTTTACTTTGGTGTAAAATATCTAACTATTTAATGTTATGAATGAAAAAGAATTTAACGGCCTCATTTTGGCCGAATTGGTTAAAATAGCAAACGACGTTTTTACAAATGAAATAGAAATAGCTCCCGGCACCTATACCGCCGCGGAGCTTGCAAAACTGAAAGATGCCAACGGGAACGAGATAAATATAAAATATCTTTGCGTTGATGCCAAACTAAATATAACGGATTTTAGGACTGTACAAATAAACAGCTTTAAATGTTCCTTTCCAGTGGATCAGGTTTTTAATCTTGTTTGGCAATTTGAAAAGCTGATAAGCACCAAACAAGCCAATAAAACAAGGTTTACCAAAATAGAAGAGCGCGAAAATATTGTTTGCTCCTTTGATATGTGGATTATAAAGGAACATCTAAATATCACTAAATTAGTAACAAAAGATCCTTTAAGACCGGCATTTAATTATATTTATCTTGATCCTTACAAATCGGCTTTAGTTGCTTCTGACGGGCGTACATTAAAAGAATACCCCGTAATTATTGAAACATCCGGGCTTTTACCTGACGGTCTAAAATTATTTATCAATCCCAAACATTTAAAAGAAATGGTTGGCCGGTGTTCTGTTTGTGTTTGTAATCAGGACGGCGGCAATATTACAGAAATAACCAACGACAAGAAACAAACCTTTGTTTGTGATTTTGCCGGATATTTCCCTAATTACCGGCTTGTGTACCCCCATCTTTCAAAAGACGGATTTATAAAGATTCAGAAAAGCGAATTAAAAGCGGTTGCCGGTTTTGTAAAAGAAATAGCCAAACGAAACAAAAAAAGCGGTTTTTCACTTCGTACTATTGCCGGAGATAATAAAGTTTATTTATCTTATAATGATGCAGACAGTAACGGACACAAAGAACTTTGTGCAACATTGGAAAAAGCCGCTTTAATTGATATAAAGTTAGGTTTCTTTGCATCAAACGTTATCCCCTTGCTTTCCGGCTGGACTGGTGGCGTGTGGCTGGTTGCACCTGATCGGGCGGCGGTCTTTGATGATAAGACGGCGCGTATAGGTGTGGTTATGCCTGCATTTATAAATGATTCTATTTGCCCGAACTTAAAATGTAATATAAAGGCTTTAGATCGCGCCAAAGCTCCGATCATCCCGGAAAAAGAACCGGTAAGAGAACCGGGAACACATTTACCGGCCTTATATGTGGATGCACAAACGAAAACACCGGCTTTTGTCTTTGCTTTGGTAGCTCTGATAGATTTTATTTCCCGTTGGTTTTATCAGGATCAAATAAACAAAGCATTACAGAGGCTAACAATGCTAACCGAACTATCCGGCATTTCTTTGCCTGAACTATTAACCGAACCAGTAAACGAAGAAACAAACGCGAACGAACCCGAACCAATAACAGAGAATGAACCAGTACGCGCATACACACCCGAACTATTGTATATTGATCAGCCTTTGGTTTTCCCGGTGCCTATCTTCATACATAAACATGAACGAACTATCAGCCCAACCGTTGTGCCCGAACTATTGAATCGTCAATGTATAACATTGCTGTTTGTTTCCATGATGTTGCCCGAACTATTACGGCGATATGTTTGGGGAGCAATCCGACCAAAGGCAAATGCAGATGAACTATTTTGGGGCGATTTCAGACGTTTTCACACCAAAGGTAATCATCGAATCAGAGACGGAACAAAAGAGGCAAACAAGCCTAAATTACAGCCATTTCAAACGAATTATTACATACATCAAGAATCATTATGGAAGAGAATAAACAAGCCAAAAGAAGTTATCGCCGAAACAAACCGGTTACGAAAAGTAAGGTCTATGCTATTAGACTGGATATTGATTTGGTTGATTTTGTCAGAGAGCAACCGAACATGAGTAAATTTATTAATGAACTGATCCGAAAGGAGAAGGAAAATACCCAAAAATATGAATGAAAAATCAAAAGCTTTTGAACTGATAGAATTTGTTTGGAACAATGAAAAGACTGATTCTTATTTACGAGTCAACATAGCCATGTATGAAGCAGTAAAGTTGGCTATAATATCTCAAATGAAATTCAATAAAGAGGATTTTCAGAATATATTTTCAAAATTCAGCGGTGGTTACTGGTTTGGAGTCAACGCCAACGGTAAGGGCTATGGTGAAAATTTCTATCGGGAAGCTGTTACTTCGGGAAATATTTCAGCCTGCCAAAGCTATGAAGCATTCTGCAATATTAAACCCTTCATAGACTCCAAAGGCAGAAGGTTATGCAAAGGGGCAATGTACCGGGATAATGAGAAACGTTATAGGGTGACGGGGTTTGATTTCAGCACTAAAAAAGTTTATTTAGTAGGTTATGCCATAAGTGATTGGGAAGAAAAAGGCAAAAAGACTCTTTTCAACTTTACCAACAACGAATGGAACGAATTTAGAAAACAAATAAAGCAATTTTAGCATAATTATGAATCAAAAAGCAAAAGATTATATCAGACGTAACACTTTGGATTTGGAAAGTGACAACCGGATGGATTCTACCGGCTATGTGCAATATGCCATATCAGAAGCAAAAGCCTATGCAGCAATAGCGATAGCCGAAGAAGGAATGAGACAAAAAGCCATTGAAGCATTCAAATTTGCCGTTGATGGTTATTTTATAATTGGCGGTACCGATTATTCAGCCAGTAGATTAAATGAATTTATTAAAAAACTTGACTCTTAATATTTATTGAACCAAATATTTAATTGATATGAAAGCTATTATAATATATTCAGGCAAAGGCGGCGTAGGCAAAACCACAACAACCGCAAATATAGCAAGATTACTTGCAAAACAAGGGAATAAGGTGTTTATCATTGATGCAGATATAAATACCCCGTCAATGAACACCGAATTTGAAGGCGATCATCCGCATGAAATGATTTGGGTACACTCTTCTGGAAATATGTTTTCCAAGTTTATTTACTTGGAAAAATCAATGGTAAGGCAATATCTTGAACTGGCTAAAAAGAAAATACACTCTATCAACCCGGATTATGTTCTTATTGACACGCCTCCAAGTGTTACAAACGTGCATATAGAACTTCTTAGTAGGGTAAAAGTAAGTTATGTGCTGTTTGTCACCCAACCCACGAAATTAAGCAACCAAGATGTATTGCGTACAATGGACTTCTTTCATGAAAGATGTGGGAAGGTTAATTGTGGTATTGTGGAGAATATGTGCTATGGTACAGAACATAATGAATACCCGATAAGACTTGTTGCACAAATACCCATGCAGGACAACATGAATACCGAAAACCTGCTAACCAATGCCTATAATGAGTTTCAAAAGATAGTTGATGAAATCGTACAGAGTGATATTGTTGTTCTTGAAGAATATTCCACCGAAAACGGATATGATGAAAACTTTGATGTTACGGATATACACATTACCGGCTCACGAAAACATTACTTTACTCATGAACTTAAATATGATAATGGTGTAGAAAAAACTCTTACTCTACCTGCTATGAAATTTCTGTCTGTAAGAACATGGGATAAAGTAAGAGATTATATCCGGTTCCATGATGATTTGGGACATCTTTGGGACGAGAGAATGAGAAGATGTGATACAGAAAGGGTGGGCAGAGTAGTAAATCATTTCCAAAATGACGATAACGCCTATTTTATGGTTATAAATGCGCCAAACACGGAAGTTCATCTCATTACTGGAGAAATCGGAATCTGTTCTTTATTGACTGGGCAGAGAGGGCATTTTGAACTACCAAGAGTCAGTTATCAAACGAGTAAAGGAAACGTGGTGCTGTTCCCTGATGAAATCATGCCAGTAGATATAAACTTGCTACAACAAGAAATAAACGAAGGCTATATAATGTTAAGTGACGGGAGATACTTACCACCGAAAGAAGCGGTACAACAATGTTACAACGCTTTCGGCATAAGGGTTGGCTTAGGTGATAATTGGGAAGATATTTATGATGGTTGGAATAAAGAAATGAAATAAAAATGAAAGACTTACGTATAGCATTCTTGGCAAAATACCCCAAATATGAAATTATACTCAACATGTATAGTCGGGCAAATGATTGCCCGGCAACATGGGAGAATCTTTCAAAAGTCCGATTGCAGACTTTTGTTGATTATATGGAAGAACGGCTGGCACCAAACTCTGTTCGCCAATATGCCGCCAAATTAAAAGCTGTATTGAACTTGTATAATGAAGAGGTTGAGCTACCTAAAGACTATAATAAAATCCTTTCAGTAAAAAATGTGAGAAGCACTAATGTTTGGCTTACTGATGAAGAACTTGAACGAATTATCACCTATGCTCCCAAGAATACCAACGAACAATTGGTACGCACACAATTTTTAATAGGCGCCTTTACCGGTTGCCGTCATAGTGACTATACACGGTTGAACAACCGTAATATAGTGGGTGGAATGATCTCTTATGTCAGCCTAAAAACTAAAACTCATGCCACGGTGCCATTGAAGCCAATCGTGAAAGAGCTACTAACAAATTTACCTAAAGAAGAAGTTAGTGATCCGACATTCAACAATAATATCCGTAATATTTGCCGGAAAGCCGGAATCACAGAGGCGGTTAAAGTATTCAAGGCCGGAAAGGAAGTGGAAGGTGAAAAATGGGAATTTGTTTCAAGCCACACGGCACGCCGGAGTTTTGCAACCAATTTGTATTTACGCGGTGCCGATTTATACTCAATAAGCCAAATGATGGGACATGCAAGCGTGGAAATGACTCAAAATTATCTTTGCTGTGGTCTCCGTGAACAATCGGCACAAGTTATGGAGTATTTTAAATGAAACAAGCCACGCTAAATATCGGTAGAACTATTTTAGCGTGGCTTTCTTATACTATGACAAAATCCGTTCCAGCATCTCAAAGTCTTTTTCCACTTCGGCATTCAGAACTTTAGCATATTGTTGTGTGGTGCGTACATTTGTATGACCGAGCATTTTACTCACATTTTCCATTTTAACCCCATTGTTCAGGCACATTGTCGCAAATGTGTGCCTGCTCATGTGAACGGTCAAATTTCTATCAAGCCCTGCATAATCAGCAACTATTTTAAGCCGCAAATTGTATTGTTGATTACTGATAATCGGAAGCACATAATCATATTTTTTCAATATTTCCATTGCAGGAGACAGTAATACGATAAAATAGTTTTCTTCTGTCTTTAAACGAATATCCAATATAACATACTTATTGCCGCGTTTTTGTACGTCACGTTTGAAATTGAATTTAGCAAGATCAGCATAGGATATTCCAGTATATGCCTGAAAAATAAAAAGGTCACGGACTCTACAGATCGTTTCCGAGTCTATTTGAGCATCTTTCACTTTCTTCAATTCTTCGGCAGTCAAATATTTCCTGATGGCATGTTTGCCACGGGAAAAACGCTCACCCTTATACGGATCATTTTTTAGCAAATCAAACTTTATGGCCTCGTGAATATAACGTTTGTTACGTTTATGATAGTTATATATTGTCGGCTGTGAATAGCCCTTAGCATGTAACCAATCATCATACAATGTGATATTGGCTTTTGTCAGATCAGAAAAATATATTATTCTGTCAAATTCACGTAATGAGGCCGCAAATGTCCGATGGGAAGCTTTGGTACTTTCCGTTATATCTCCACGCTCTTCAATTCTTCTTTCTACAAAGTCAACAAAACTTTCTGATTTATTGGTATATCTCAAAAATCTATCCAGCTTATCAAAATCAAAAACTTCCTTTTTGCTGATAAGCTCATTAATCCAATTTTGGATAATCCGGAGTTGTTCATCAAGACACTGGTTCAATTGAATCATTTCAACTGAATTGATTATCTTCTTTCGATCATTCCATTGGTCGGAATAGACTTTAACGCCGGTTCCGATCCATTTTCTCTTACCTTCGCTCAAAACTTCAATTTGAACGAGTCCCTTGTGTGTCTTTGTCGCAACCTTTTTACGATCAAAGACGAATCTCATTGTCGGATATTTCATATTCTTTTGAGTTTTGGTATTTACTGATTATCGCTACAATAAAAAATGGTATCAAAGGCGGTATCATTATAGGTGAAAATATCGGTAAAAATCGGGAAATACTGGTAAGTTTCCGGTAAATATACACCCAATTTTTACATATTCTCCATCTACTTCCAATGCCTTAATTGTTTGATACACAACAAAAAAGGGAGTAACTAATGTTACTCCCTTTCGCGGTGCGTACGGGACTCGAACCCGTGACCCCATGCGTGACAGGCATGTATTCTAACCAACTGAACTAACGCACCATTTTTAGATATTGCATCCCTCTCGAATGCGGATGCAAAGGTAGATATTTTTTTGAAACCTGCAATAGCTTCAGTATCTTTTTTCTGAAAAAGTGGGTTTATTAAGAATTATCGTGTACATTTGCAAGCATTACATAAAATAGAAAATAGAATGAAAAATACACCAATTGAACGACATCTGATTGATGAAACCATAAATGAGTTTCAAATTGTCGATTTTTCTAAAGCAACCATTCGTGAAGTGAAAGCTATTGCTTCAAAAGCAGAAGCAGCATCGGGAGTCGAATTTATCAAAATGGAAATGGGTGTTCCGGGACTTCCTCCTTCTGCAGTAGGCGTAAAAGCTGAAATTGCGGCATTACAGAATGGAATTGCCAGTCTATATCCTGATATTAACGGATTGCCGGAACTGAAAAAAGAGGCTTCCAACTTTATCAAGGCATTTATTAATGTAGATTTAAGTCCGGAAGGTTGCGTGCCTGTCACCGGCTCCATGCAAGGCACATTTGCTTCATTCCTTACTTGTAGCCAATGTGACGAGAAGAAAGATACCATTCTGTTTATCGACCCCGGATTCCCGGTACAAAAACAGCAGTTGGTGGTAATGGGACAGAAATATGAAACATTCGATGTATATGATTACCGCGGTGATAAGCTGAAAGAGAAACTGGAAAGTTTTTTGAAGAAGGGGAATATATCCGCTATCATATATTCGAACCCGAATAACCCCAGTTGGATTTGCTTAAAAGAGGAAGAACTGCGGATTATCGGTGAATTGGCAACACAATATGATGTGATTGTTTTGGAAGACCTGGCCTATTTCGCAATGGATTTCCGCCAGGATCTGAGCAAACCTTATCAGGCACCATTCCAGCCGTCGGTTGCACATTATACAGATAATTATGTATTGCTAATTTCCGGTTCAAAAGCATTCAGCTATGCCGGACAGCGTATCGGTGTAAGTTGTATATCTGATAAGTTATATCACCGGAGTTATCCCGGACTGACGAAACGTTATGGCGGAGGTACTTTCGGTACAGTTTTCATTCATCGCGTACTTTATGCCCTTTCTTCAGGAACAAGCCACTCGGCGCAATTTGCTATGGCTGCTATGCTGAAAGCGGCCAATGAAGGACAATATAACTTCCTGAATGAAGTGAAAATATATGGTGAAAGAGCGCAGAAATTGAAAGAAATCTTCCTTCGTCATGGCTTTCATCTGGTATATGATAACGATCTGGGCGATCCTATTGCAGACGGATTCTATTTCACAATCGGCTATCCGGGAATGACTAGCGGCGAGCTGGCTAAGGAACTGATGTATTATGGAGTCAGTGCTATTTCGTTAGTGACAACCGGAAGTCACCAGGAAGGCTTGCGCGCATGCACCTCTTTTATTAAAGACCACCAATATGCGCAACTCGATGAAAGAATGAAACTATTTGCCGAAAATCACCGGGTAGTATAA